TCGTTGACCCCGATGACCCCGGTGGTGGCGGCCTCGCGCCCCGCCTCGCGCAACAGGCGCGGGCCAAGGTTGGCGGCGATCCCCTCGCCAATGCCCCGCGCGAAGACCCCGCCACGGGCGAGCGGCACGGCCTCGCTGCCCTCGGCCTCCAGCGCGGCGTAACCGACTGGCGGGCCGGAGTAGAACCCCGGCATCAGTAGGGCGAGCCCGACACGACGGGCGCCGGCGCAGGCTGCCACGGCCAACGGATGTTGCCGATCTGGCCTATCGCCGGCCCGCTGATCACATTGGCGGGCGAATTGGCGATTGCCGGCGCATCCCTGAACATCAGCGAGACGCGCGTACCGTCGCCCCGCACGACCGGCACCATTGCCCCGTTGCGCAGTTGCGCCATCAGGACGATGCCCGTGTCGTCCTCGTTGTTGGCCCAGCCGCCGTTCTTGATGCCCTCGAGCCAGATCGCCTTGCGCTCGGCCGGTGTGCGCACCGGGCTGCCCGGGATCGGTGGGAGTTGGTCGACGTCGATGCTCTGCTGCACCCGCTCCGCGGCGCGGAGCGTCACCCCGGTCATGTCCTGGTCGCCGAGCTTTGGCACCCGCACGGTGTTGTTCCCGAATTTCTCGAAATCGTACTTGTGGTTGATGATGCCGTCGATCGCGTGTGTCGCCGCTTTGGAGGCGTTCTCGCCGCGGTAGGCGTAGTAATAGGCCAGCGCCTGCGCCGCCTCCTGGACAGTCTCGTACAGCTTGATGCCGCCCTCGTTCGGCCCGGTCGAATAGCGGAACTTCTCCAGCTGGCTCTCGACCTGCTTGTCGATCTCCTTCGCCTGGTCGGTGGCGCCGGCCTTGACCGCGGCCATGCCGCCTTTCTGCGCGATGACGCCCATCGCCCGCGACAGATCGGCCGCGGCGACCTTCTGATCTTCGCGGTCCATCGTGCCGAGCACCTGGTAGGGCCCGGGCAATTTGCCTCGTGTGACCAATTCCTTGTAGACCTGCGGCCAGTGATCGTTGGTGCCCATGCCCTGGCCGTAGCGCTGTGCGACCTGGTTGATCGCCGCTGCCGGGTCGGTTTTTGAGGCGTCGATCCGGGCGATGCCGGCGGCGATGTTGCCCGCCTCGGTATCCGACAGGATCGACCGCTTCTGCACCGGCACCCCGAGCCGCTCCTGTTCGGCGAGTGTCGCGTGCGCGTAATTGGCAAAGGAGCGCTGGGCCGCATCGATGGTTGCCGCACCGGCTGGCGTTCCGGGGATGGCGGTCTGGGCCTCATTGGCGAGCTGCGCCTGCTGCTGGTAGAGGGCCTTAACCTGCGGGCTGTAATTGGCGACATACGCGCTCGGGTCTTTGGCAAGCCCGGCCACGTGGTTCTGCACGACCTCGTCGTAGATTTCGAGAAGCCTGCTGCGCCTGGCGTAATTGTTGGCGGTGGGGTCGTCGGTGCCGGCGGCCAATTGCGCGCGCTGCGCGGCGATGTCCGCCGGTGCCTGGGTCCGCACGGTCGAGATGAAACCGCCGCCGGTGCGTGCGTCGTCGGCGACCTCGAGCAGCTCGGCGGCCTTGTCGGCCGGTAGCAAGCGCCGGATGCGGTCGACCGGCACGGTCCATTCCTTGCCGTCGGCGAGCGCTGCGACGCCGTCCTTCAGTTCCTTGTCGAGCGCGGTGCGTTCGGCGGCGGTCTGCGTCTGCCACAGGCTGTGGGCGTGGCGCAGCTGGGTTTCGACCTTCTCGGCGACCTCCGGGGTCATCGTCCCGGCGGCGACCCGGCGCTGAACCTCGGCGAGGTTGGCGTCGAGGTCCGCCGCCTTTGGCCGGCCTAGCACAGCGGCGGGGGCTGCGGTCGCCGGTGTCGCGGGCGGCGTGCTGCTACCGGTGGTCGCGGCGGGTTCTGCCCCGGCGGGAGCCCCTCCGGCTGCAGCCAACGCCCCGCGCACTGCCGTCATCTCGGCGGCCGGGTCGGTGGAATGGATCTTGTCGCCACCGGTCTTGCGCTGCGGCCCGGCGAAGATGACGCCGACGCCCTTGTTCTGCTCCGCGATCTGCGCCAGCCGATCGTTGACGCCAGCCAGCTTGGGGTCGGTGCCGACCCCCATCAGCACGATGTTCTTTGCGCCGCGCTCGCGCAGGGCGGCGATCTGGGCCGGGACCGTCTCGGTTAGATGCCGGTCGATCTCTTCCTTGGTGGCGTTCGAGATGCCGGTCGACAAGGCAACCGCCCTGTCCTTGACCTGCCCCTCGGGGATCTTCGGGATGATCTCGCCGAGCACCTGGTCCGGGTTCCAGCCCGATACCGCGGTGTCGCCCTCACGGTAGCTGCCGACGCGGGTGCGATCCTCCTTGCCCTGCGCCCCGCCGCGGCGGACGAGGTGCGCCGCGAGAGAGTCGCCGACAGCGGTGATCGGCGCCTGTGCCGATGAGCCTGCGGCCCCGGGTGGCACGGGTGGCGTGAGCGTGGTCTTGGCTGCCTCTTCCAGAAACTTCTGCGCAATCTCTGGCTTTTGGATCGAGCGGTGCTGGGTCGCTACGTCCTGCGACACCGTGTAGGTTTTGCCATCGGTGCCGGTGATCGAGACCGTTCCGGTTGTTGGCGTCTCGCCGCCCGCACTCGCTGGCGGCTGCGCCGGCGCACCGCCGCCGCCGGCCATAGCTTGCCGCATGCTGCCGATATAATTGCTGATGCGCGTGCCGTTGCTGTCGGTCCGGTCGATCTTTCCGCCACTGTTGAGGTAGGCGGTGACTCCCCCCACCCCGCCGAGGTGGGCGCCCATCAGGATTCCCGCCTTCTCTTGCGGCGAGGCGTTGCGATAAGCTGCGCTTTGCGCCATCAGGCTTTTGTGGTGATCGAGGGTGTAGCTCTCGAGAAAGCGTTCCTGCAGTTCGGGATTGCCGAGAAACTCCTGCTGGCTCGGCACCGGCACGCCCAGGCGCTCCGCCGTCTCCCGGATCTCGGTCCTGCCCAACTGATAGCGTCCGCTATATCCGCCCGTGTTGGGCGGCTGGTCGTATCTGCTGCTTTCGCGGGAAGCGAGATGACTGCGGAATATCTGATACTGCTCGGCATTAAGCCCGGTGCCGGTGAGGAACTCGCCGCCGGGCGTGTACGGGATCAAGCCTGTGGCGCGGCTCGCACCACCGCCACCCCCGCCGCCGGCGCCCGTCCCGAGTATCTCGCCGGTCTGCCGCCGCGCTTCCGCCCTCTCGCGGTGCGGCTTCAGCTGCTCGGTCAGGCTCTGCCAATAATCGCCCAGTGCGCCCTTGTTGTTGTTGATGAACCGCTCGGCGCCGTCGTAGTCGCCGCGCGCGAACATGCCGGTGGCCCAGTCCTTGGCGTTCTCCTTTCTGAGCCGCTGCTTGTGCTCGTCTTTCTGCGCCGGGGTCAGATCGGAGCTGTCATCGATCAGCTTCGCCTGCTGGTCCGCGTACTCGGCGAACGCGCTCTGGTTGCCCTCCGCGGCGGCGGTCTGCAGGTTGCCGCCGGTGACCTTGATCGAGGAGTCCAGCTCCTTCCTTCGATATTCGCGCACCGAGGTGGCGTAGTGCGCCCCGGCTGCGCTCATCGCGTGCTCTTGGTACGGCCGCATGCGCTCGTCGTAGCGGCGCTGCTGCGACGGGGTCAGGTTGGCGCGGCCCTCGGCAATCGCGGTCGCGACGTTCTGCGTGTAGGGCTTGTAGGCGTCCATCGCCCCGCGGTCGGTCAAACCGTGGAACCCGACATCGGTGGGGTCGTTCGGGTCGCCGTAGCGCAGCTTGTTGATGCGGTCCATCGCCGCGTTGGTCTGCTCGTCGGCGGTCGCTTTGTCGTAGCGGTCCTGGATGTTCTCGAGCGAGCCGGCGGCCTTCTCGAGGCTGGTGCCGAGCCCCGACAGAGCGGTCGCGGTGGCGGCGCCGAACGCACCGGCTGGTGCCGGGATTTGCTGGTAGGTTTCGGGCGCGGCGGCGAGCGGGTCGACGCTGGGCGCGCGCGGGACGGCGTAGCCGGTGGCCGGCAAGGTCGGCATTACACGGCGCCCGTCGATGGCATGTAGCGGTTCCACTTGTCCGCGAAGCTCGCGCCCCCGCTCAACAGCGAGCCGAATGCGCTCATGGTCCCGGCGCGGCGGGCGTCGGAGGCAGCGGCAGTCTGCAGACCGGCCTGGGCGCCGTAATCGGCTGCCTGGGCCTCGTAGGCGCGTGCCCGTAGTGCCGCGTTCTGCGCCACATTGGCGGTGTCGAGCCGGCCGATCTGCGCCGCCCCCTCGCGCACATCCACCAGGGACGGGCTGTCGAAGCTCAATCCGCTCGCGCTTTGCGAAGCGGCAATCGAACCCTGTTGCGCACGGTTCTTCAAATCCTGCGCCTGTGCCTGGGTCTCGCCGGCCTGGCTCGCGTACTCGGCATTTTGCTGCGCGATGATCTGATTGTTACGCGCGACCTGCGCGGTGTACTCGGCCTGCCGCCCAGCCGCCTGCCCTTGCGTTATGCCGCCGACCATGCCCATCACGGTCGAGAGACCCGATAGCCCGAGACCTACCCCGCCAGCCGCCATTTCCTGCTGCCCTCTATCGTGAAGACCAAATGCCCCTCCGGGTGCGGGAGCTTGCGAACCCGGGCGCCGCACCAGGTCAACCAGCGGACGGAAGCCGCGAAGTCGCTCTCGATCTCGCCGTACAGGAGGCTGTAGCGCCCGCGCAGCTCGCCGAGCGCGGCACGGCTGTGGCGCAGGAACGCGACCCGGTGGTGCTCGATCGCGGTCGTTCCGAGCATCCAGACGTAGCCCTTGTCGTCGAGCAGGTTGACCACCCGCACGCCCCACAGCACGGCAATCTCGCCGTCGACGTCGACGGCCCAGGCGGCGACGGAATTGGCGAGGCCCGCCTCGACGACCCGCACCGGATCGCCGAGGCGCAACAGCGCTTCGGCATCGCGCGGGCGCAGGCGCGGGACGATGGCACCGGGGTCGAGATAGTCGGCGCCGCGGCAGACGATCCTCAGATGACGTCGCCTTGCGCCAATTCGGGATAAATCGAGAGCACCGTGGCCGGATACCCGCCGTCGGACTGAATGCACACCCAGCCGCCGATCGAGAACTCCTGATCGAGCCACAGACGCTGGTCGCCTGAGTAGAGACCCCAAGCGCGATAGGGCAGCACGACCGGATCGTCGGTCGACGAAGTGCCCTCGTTCCACGGCAAGAGGTCGTTGAAGGTTGGTCCGTACCTGAGCCCCGATGTATTGCGCACCCGGATCGAGGCAGCAGCTATCTTCTTTCTCTTCCCCTGGATCGTGGCGGCACCAGGGGTCTCGATGTAGAGCGGCTGCAATTGCGCCGAGAAGCGGTATCCCACCACTATCTGCGATCCCGGTGTGGTCAGCGTGATCGCACCCCCCGTGACGGTGAATGGCCCCTGCAGGGTGCCGTCGACCGCGGCGTAGACGCTTGTGCCCTCCATGTGCCCAAGCCCGGTGACGGTGCTCAGCACCGGGTCCAGGCGCCACAGCCCCGGATACATGGATTGAGCAAAAAACGGCCTGTCCGGGTCTATGGCGACCAGCACCTGGGTCGGGCTGTCGTACTGCACGATGGTGCCGCGTGAGTTTACCGCGTGGATGTGATAGCCGACGTGGCCCGGCAGGAAGATCGCGGCCGAGGCTATGGCGATCTGTGTCCCGGTTGTATTGCCAATATCCAGTTGGCAGTTCGGATAATTGGAAACGGTCGATAACGCACCATCCAGCTGCCACGCATCGCTCGCCTGGAACAACCGCTGCTGTGCCTGCCGCTCGATCCAGCGCGAACCGAAGCGCTGCACGCTGAAATACACCGCGTTGACTTCGCCCTCTTGGATCATCGCGACCGACTCGACGATGCCGTTCGGGGTGTCATGCCGCGCCCATCCGGCGATCTCTTGAGCCTTGAGGTAGGTGAGCGAGAGGAGCGTGCCGGTATTGAGCACCGCCCACACCACCTTATTGGGTGCGTCGGCATAGGCCCAATCGAGCACCCGCGCCTGGTCGAAGAAGTGGTTGGACAGGATCGTGAGGTCGCCGCCGGCATAGATGTTAAAAGTGAAATTGAAGGTCAGTTCGCGAACCGTCCCCTCGGTCTGCACGTAGAGCACGTTGTGGTCGACGACGATCGGCTCGACATCGGCTGAACCGAACTGCGATTGCGGCACGATCACGGCATTTGTGGCGCTGACCGCCACAGGGTTGGTAGCCTGCGAACTGCCGCCGGTCAGCTGCACCACCCCGGAATTGGTGCCGATCAGGAGTCCGCCCGGCATTGCATGCAGCCAAAAGATGCGGCTGACCTGCGTGTCGAAGATGTCGAATTGGAAGGCGTCGCCATCGGTCACCGGGTTGCTCTTGCGGAAATCGTCCGGGCTGCCGGGGCGCGAGGCAGCCAGCGAGACCGGCTTGTTGATGCTCGAGGCGTAGACCATGCGTTGCTGGAAGAGGCCGACCGTGGCCGGATCGAGGCCGCTCGAGGGGCCGACCGTGAAGGTGGCAGCGAACCCGGTCCCGGCACCGACAGCGGTTGCGGTCGGCGCGGTGTAGCCGCGGCCAGGGTCGGCGATGTAGAGGCCAACAACGCCGCCCGCCGTTCCAGCGATGTTGCTGCCCATCACTGGATAGACGAGCGCGCCTGTCCCGGTAGAGTCTACAACCGTGATGGTCGTAGCCCCCGGCATATACCCGGAGCCGATATTCGAGATTGCGTAGCCGGTAAGCGCGCCCGGCGCGAACGGGTCAGCTGCCTGAACCGGCGCCTGCGTGAAGTCGGCCACGATATTGCTGTCGGTAAACTCGACCCCGTAGCTGTAGCCACAAAAGCCAAATTGCTCATGTGGCAGCGGCACGCGGTTACCGTGCGCCGGTAACGCTTTCCATACTTTGTAGTACGCCGGGCTGCCTGTCGCATTCCAGCGAACCGTCACGGTACCCTGCGTGAGCCCGATATTGATCCCGGCATCGCTGACCATCGGCACCGACGGCAGGCTTTCATCGCCGTCCGTACTTACTGCCGAGACGGCGTACATATATCTGGTTTCTACCGCTGGGGCCGGTGTCACCCCGGACGGCGCGGCACTGACAGTGACACTCGACATCACCGGCGCGGCGATACTCGGCGTCGAGGACACCTCGGTCAGGGTCCAGTTGTCGTCCGCGTAACGTGACAACTTCTTGCGGGTGCGGTTGCGGCACACGAGCCACATTACATCGGCCATCTGCACATAGTGCAGCTCGCGAATGTCCGCCTCGGTGTATGGGGTCAGCACGTCGTAAGGGAACCCGCCACTCTGGATGAAGCCGGCATTCGAGCCGTTCGGATACGAGGGCGTACCAGGGTTTTTGATAAAGCGAATATGGCCGGCGCTGAACACCAACACATAACTCTGGCCGACATCCGGCGAGAATTGGAAGGGGATCAGGCGGCAGTAGCCGGGAGTAGCAGGATAGCCGATAAACTGCGTGCCCGGGCGTATCGTGGCGCCGCCGCGCGGATCGACATAGAAGTTGCGCATGACGGCGCAGCCGGTGCCGTATTTCTGCAGATCCTGCCTGCCATAGAGGCCCGGCGCCACCTCGCCGGCGGCAAAGCTGTTCTGCGGTACGGTCTGCGGAGCTTCGGGGTCCGGCGCGCTGCGCGCCATTAGCTGAAAACGATCGGCGTTGCCGCGCCGGTGCGGGCGGCGAGCCAGTCAGGAACGTGGTCGCGCACCGTCCAGGCTTCGTTGGCGTCCTGGACCCGCGCATCGATAAGCGCGTCGCGCGCGATGGCGGCCATGTCGCCGCGCAACGCGCGGGCGGCTGGTTTGTCCTCCACGGCGGCCAGCGCGATGCGGCCGGCCAAGGTGGCGATTAACGCCCGTTTGAACAGCGGCGGCCAGCTGTCGGGGTACTGCACAAGACCTGTGTAGACTGCGACCGCGCCGAGCTGGTCGGTCAAGACCGCGCGCGTCGATTCAGGGCTGTGTCCCTCGACGAGCGGCCAGTCGCTGGCGACGTCGCTGGGCCACGGCATATCGCCGACCGCAAACGGCGCCGCTCCGGCGAGGGCGAGATTGCACCAAGGCGCGGCGTACACGGGTGCCCCCGATGGGTCGAGCGTGTAAGCGTTGAGCGCCAGGACTTGCCGCACATGCACGCAGTCAGTCGGCCACTCGTAGCCGTAGGCCCACGGTTCAGGGACGGTTCGGTTGTTGAGGTAAACGCCGCGGCGGTCGGCGCGCATGTCGAGCTGGCGTTGCCGGCGTGCGAAATTCCACGGTGCCGCTGCGAACATTGACCGCAACACCGTATCGTAGACCCTGCGCGCCGCATTGCCAGCGTGTGAGCCGGCGTATATGTCGACATCCTCGTCGAGCCCGAGTTCGACCAGCGCTTCGCTGACGATGTCATCTGGGGTTGTCGGCATCGCTCTTCTCTTTCTCGACTGCGCCATGGACCAATGCCGGCGCAAACTTGTTCGCCAGTACCCGCACCATTCCCTCGATGAAATCGTTGTGCCACAGATCCACAGCTATAACACTGTGAACAGATGTCAGTATCGGCGCCGGATCATCTCCTAACAGTACAGACGTACCGTGAGCATCTTTCACTCGAAAGCGCATCGGGAGAGGTCGCCATATCGGCAAATAATGTGGGCGCGGTTTGATCGCCAGCGGCACCAAACAATCGGTTGGCAATATATACTCATAACGCCACGGAAGGTCCGGGTCCGTATCAGATGTCCACACTCGGATGTCATCGTAGTAAGGAGGGGCCGTCTTCCACGGTGTGAGAGGGTCATCCCATATCGAGAAGTCTGGCCGCATTGCCATAAGAAGCGTGTCTCGTGTATCGCCCCAGGCGTTGAGGGCGACACGCGCGGCCGGACTGCCATCCCAAACCGAACCGATGTGCCGCTTGTACCCGATCAGATCGAGCGCCTGGTTGCAGATCGCTTCGATCGTCATCTACATATCCCGCAGTTTGGTGATGCCGGCGAACCCGAGCGCCTCGTCCAACTTGACCTTGCTGGCTTCGATCCGGTTCTCCAGCGCGAAGGCCAGCGCGCTCGCGAGCATCCGCACAAATGCCTCGCGGAACATCGCGTCCCACAGATCCTCGATAACAGCAGCCGTATACAGTATGATTTCGATCTGATGCGAGGCAACAATCGTTCGGACGCCGCCATTACCTATCACGTTCCACTCGACCGGAAACGGGTCCAGAGGGCGCATATTTGTGGGAACTAACTGGCGAATGCGCAGCGCACCTGAAGGATATGCGTAGGAATAGTTCCACGGCCCTGGATTTCCAGGCGCCTCTACAGGCAAGTTTTGAACTGCCATAGACCAGTCATAATCGCCATCGACCAGCAGGAAGTCTCGGATCGGTCCGTACAGAAGGTTGATGTACGTCGCCTCCGCGCTCCCATCATCCAGCGAGACGATCTTCGACCGCGTGCCGATCTGGGCCAATGCCTCGCGGGCAACATCAATCCGAGTTGTCATCACGGCAGACCCAGATTGTTCGCGAACTTCCAGTTCGATGTCGGCGCGTTGTTCAGGATAGGAGCGGTAGTGTTTGCGCGCATGTCATTGCCGACGACGAGCAATCCGCCGGCAAAGGCCGCATCCACAAAGAGACTGTAAGTGGTGTAGGGGTGTCCCCCATCCATCCAGTCGCCCCACAAATTGCCCACGAACGCGATGTTCTCGCCGCCATTGACCTCGATAGCGGACAGGTTCTGGAAGGAGAGGTTGGATGCCAGGAAATGATTGCCGGTGAAAGTTATTCCGCGCACGTTTTCGATCACAACATTCGCCGCCCCAGAGCCCACCAGGGTAACGCCACTAAATACTACGTTGAAACTCCGCGGACCCATAACGCGGAGGTTGTTTCCAACCTCGCTGTGACTTATCCGTCCGCCCGTAAACGTTACCTCGCTTATCGTGCCGCCGTCACGGCTATCCAGCACGACGCCAAAATTGCGCGCGCTCTCAAAGTTTACGTTGTTGGCGTAGATGTAGCGCGCACCGTGAGCAGTGCTTGGCTTAACATACATTCCATAAAAACCGCCGACAAACGTGCCACCGTTGATATGCAGTTCTCCTACCGCATTAACGTTGATGCTGGGAGCAGTTTGGTGCTGCGCCTCAGGCAGCGTTGGACCGGAGAAGCTGGTGCAGTCGGTCATGTAGACGGCCTGCGGGCCATTGGGGAAGCTCACAGTGTCCTGGCCCTCAAAAGAATACGAGGTGCTCTTGGTTTGTTGAACCTTTACCCGCGTCAGGTTCACAATACCGGCATCGACCGCGCGAATGCCCTCGTAGGTATTGCTGATAATAACGTCTTTGATATCTATATCAGTGACCCGGCCGAACACCATGCCTGACCCGTTTGAGTGAACCTGCATACCAGGGCCGATAAGCGCCAGATCGGAGATGGTAGCCCCGTAGTAATAGTCAGGAGAAGCGGGGCCGTTGAACCTGAAGATGTCGTCCCCTGTCGAAATCTGGAAGATGGCAGATTTATACCTATCGACACCGCGTATGCACACCTTTTGTCCGCTCCACACCAAAGCACTCTCTAATCGAACACCGCCAACCGGAACCAGGAGACAACTGCCTCTGGTGGACATCTGCCAGTTGATCGCCTTTTGAAACATCGCCTCCGACGGTATCGTGGCGGTCATGTCCACGCCCCAGACAGAAACACTTGCCGCCGTCAGATCGGTGAAATCCGCGACCCAGCATCCAGTGCCGCTTGGCTGCACCTGCGCACCATCATCGGCCGCAGCGCAATTACCATCCTGCCAATTATAGGAGGCCACCCCGCCATCGCCTGGCCCCCAAAAACCAAGCCTCAAAATATGTTTGCCTGGGGTGCCGATAACGTTTTTGAGCGCGGCGGTGTTGGAGACAGCGGCATCCGATCCGACAAGCGCCGCCGTCCCTGGCAACTCGAAACTCGTGCCGTTGATAACGATTTTGATTGTACCCTGGGGCGGCGTCTTGGTCCCATCGAGTCTGATCGTGCCGGTTTTGGCGTCGATGCACATCCGGTAGTACCCGAGCGGGTCATCGGTTGGTGCGCTGTAGTCGCAGCGGCCTCCGACCACGCTGTCGCCGGTCGTAACGGTTTGGCCGGTTGGGGCGCCGCTCACGGTCGCGCCCTGCCGAGCGCGGTTGTTGCCGCGGAACATCATCGGCGAGTTCTGCAGGACGGTGCCCTCCTGCGTGATCGCGTTCTGCGCCGCGAGCGGCCATGGGGCGCACAGCGCCAACGCCAGCGCCAGGATCTTCCTCATGGAGTGCGCGATGTCGGTACGAGTTCGCCGAACGGCGTAGCGATCGTCCACTCTTCGCCATTTTCCATTACCAAGTCGCTCCACCCTGGATCATCGCCGCAGGGCGATGCCTCCAGGATATGGCGTATTGCGATCGCGATAGGTTCGGGATCCACCACCCCAGTGACGACCTTTTTGGTCAAGATGAACTCGTCGGTTGAGAGAGGCATTTTGATCGGCTCCTATTGCATTGTCTCAAATCCGAACAGATCGCACTTGACGCTCGCGTGGCTGGTGCAGACTGTCGCGTTGTTGGGTACCGCCAGGAGGGCGGGAACGGGGCGCAAGCCCGAAAGCGAGTGGAGACTGTGTGAGACCTGCGGGGTCTGTAGGTTCCTGGTGCAGCCAGGGTAAAGGTCCCGTGAGGGGGAGACCCCGTGGGCAGCGGTCGTTGAAGCTACGAATGTCGTGGATTCTCTGTGAGGCAAAGCGATAACTCCGGCTTGGTATCTCCTACGGCGCCTGGCCGAAAATCTGCGCAGTGGCACTCGCGGTAAGCGAAGCACAGCCGGTCGTGCTGAAGGCGGCCAGGACGCCGGTCGTGAACGACATCGGCGAGTTCCACTGCTTGTCGACGATGCCGTTGGCGGCGACCGGGGCGCACCACATCAGGCACGGCCGCGCCGTTGCCGGCCCCGCACAGGACGCGACTGCCCCGTTCGCCGGCAAGCTGGCCGCATCGAGCACCAGCACGAACCCGGCGCTGGCGCCCGCGACCACGGTCAGCGAGGCCAGGGCCTTGCTCGGACTGCTGAACAGGAAGCTCGAAGCGGCGGCGGGGCTGACCTGCTGATCGATCTCCACCTGGTTGAGCGGGGCCACGAAGGTCTGCGCCTCGGCGTCGAGCGAGGTGCCGAGCACAAAGGCCAGTGCCAGCGCAATGTGTCTCATCACGACGCCCCCTTGCCCGCCTGGTCGGAGCGGGGCTCCGACCGAGGCCGCTGCCGGTTGGAACCCGGCACATAGCGGCTCTCGTAATCGTCGCCGGTGGTCCCGGGCAGCTGGTCGACCGGCGTCATCGTGCCGCCGTTGCGCGCCAGCCGCTGTTCTTCGGCCGCGAGCATCGCCTCCGCCTCCGCATCAAGCGGGACCATCTCGGTGGTGGCGCTCTCGACCGGGTACGGCGTGCCGTCGCCGACCACGGTGCCCTTCTCGTCGCCGAGGTGCTGGTTGTCGGTGTCGCCCGGCAGCCACGCCGGGCTTTTCGTCTCGGCGTTCATCAGGTGGTGCGCCGCGCGCAGGCGGAAGCGGGCCATGTCTCACCCCTTGGGGTATTGGTCTTCGTTGGGGTTCTTTGGCCTCGCCTCGTCCCCCTCCGGCGGTTTTGGCGTGGCGACGCCGCGCGCGGGAGCGGTGGTGCCGCCGCGGGTCGGCGCGGTGGTGGCGGTGTGCGACGGTTGTCGCGCCGGGCCGGGCGGCGCACCGCCCGGTGCCATTGGTTGGCCTGCCTGTGTGCCGCGGGACGGGATAGAGGGCGCGGGCTCGCGCCGCGGGCCGTGGCCGCGCTTTTCGCGTTCCTTGTCCCACTCGCGCTCGAGGTGCTGCTGCTCGCTGACCGGCTCGGAACCCTCGTCGAGCTTCTCCTGCTCCTCCTTTTCCTTGGTCCGGGCCTGCCGCACCTCTTCGCTCTGGCTGCCGCTCCAGTCGGGCTCGGAGCCGTAGAGCTGCTGGTGCAGCCCTTTGACCTTCTCGCGCGCCGCGTCGTCGAGCGCCTCCATCTGGGTCGAGGGCTCGGCGTCCGACCCATCGGGGTTTTTCCACGGATGCTCGGTGTCGTCGCCGACCTCGGTGCCGGCCTCGAGCACTTCGCCACTGACGGGAGCGGTGTGCCGTGCCAGGAGTCTGTATTTCATCTTTGATGCTCCTCAGTTCGGGACGGTCGAGCCGGCCGGGTAGATGACGCGGTCGGCCCGGTCGAGCACGAGCGCACCGACGATCTGGCCGGTGCTGTGGGTTCCGGCGCTGACGTATTGCAGCCGATAGAAGCGCGGCAGCGGCGCCCCCGGCGGCGGCCTCGGCACGTCGGTCGGCAGGAGATACCGGCCGGCGATCAGATCGGCCTCGAGCACCGCCGCGCTCTCGACGTAGGTCACGTAGGTGCCAGGCGTGCCGCCCCCGGCATCCGGGGCGCCCTGAAACTGCACCTGCAGCGATGTGCCCGCAGTAAAAGTCGTCTTAACCGTGCAGAGCAGCTTCAATGCCGGGTCGTCGCCGATGCCCATGTCCCGCGCATTGACGAGGTCGATGATGTTGGTCGACTGCTGGGTGCCGGTGGTTGGCGTGTCGAAATTTGCGGTGATCGAGCCGGGCGTGCCGGTGAACACCAATGCACCGTCTTCAATCATCTCATAGCTCCTTAAACAACACGGGCTTCGGTCGACAGGATGGCGTCGCAGATACGCACCGGGATGCCGCGGAAAGTCGTCACCGCGCGGCCGTCGAACTCTTCGCGGTTCAACAGCACGTTTGTTTTATTCATTGCTTGGAGGTCCAAATACGTCGCGACCACCCGGTTGCAGTAGATCACCGTCTGACCCATCGACCCCTGGATCTTCGGGCTGTCCGAGGTTTGGATGTTGGTGGTGCGCGAGGACGTCGTCGGCAGGCGGTAGAGCGCCCGCACCAACCCGTTTATCAGGTTCGGCGCCGAGCCGCCGTTCAGCAGCGTCACGTCGATGTTGGCGAGCCGAGCATTAAAGCGCCAGTCTCGGACAGACAGTCCAATTTCCCACTTATAGTGATCTCGATACGCCATGTATGTGTTGCCGTTTGTATCCTGCACCGGCCACTCGCCCATGTCCTTGTGCTGCAGCCCGGTAATCTTGCCCTTCGGGAAGATGCCGTGCGTGGTATTTGCGCCCCAAGTCACGATCCACACGCTTGTGTTGGTGCTGCCGGTGCCGCCCATATCGACGACGTTGGCGGCGGAGGCGCCGGTTGCGGTGTTTACCGTCGAGTACCGCGGCGCGAGGCCAGTGAAACGCTCCGGGGTGACGGACTCATTGCCGTAGATCAGCGTGGTCGCAACCTGCTGGTTCATCCCCTCCAAGAACGCCATGTTCTCGCTGGCGCGGAAATTCTCCCTGTCGCCGGCCAGGTTCACGATGTCGCTGTCGATGAGAGCGAAAGCCTCCAGGTTGCCGCAGGTGTCGACCACCTGCGCGGTCGTCGATTTCGACCCTGGCACGCCGTAGTTCAAAAGCCTCCACGTCGCGGTCGGCAGGCCGGTGCGAATAGTTGTTTTATGGCCGGTCGCTAAATTGCCCTCCAAGGTCAGCATGTCCAACAGGATTTCGTTAGTCTGCGAGAGCAGTTCGATGATCGTGCCGATCTTGTACCCGTCCTCGACCCGTTTGGCCCAGTCCGCGTAAGTCATAACGTTAGTGCCTAACGTTGCCATGTGTCAGATCCTCATCTGCGCGTCCCGTCGTTACGGGAACTGTTGGGATAAAAAACTTCGCCCAACGTCTGCGCTTGGCGCGATCCATTGGCGGACGGGCCACCTTGAACAGGTCTGCCCTCGGAGAGGATGCGGGCTACGCGAAGAAGCGGGATAACAACTTTCGGGTTGTTGCCGACAGCTGGGATTGCGCTCAGGAAATCGGGACCGAACGGACCATTCGGATCGGATGCAACACGCTTGAACGTGTTGACCGAATCCTGTAGCCGGTCGCCGCCGAACTCCTTGTCGGCCTTGATCTCCGCCAGCCATTCGTTGTTCTGCTTGTCCCAGCTGGCTTGTTGCCTTTGGGTCGCAGCCTCGAGCATCTGGCCGGCGAAGTCGGTGAGCTTTTGTGCTTGCGGCGCGGAGAGCCGCTCCTCCTTGGCAAAGTTCGTAAACTCGGTGAAAACCGCATCGTTGGGATCGATGCCGGCGGGCACCGTGAGTTTTTCTGGGTCGAACGGCTCTGGCGCCTGCGCTGCCGGCGGCTCCGGGTCGCCCTCAAGCAGCAGGTTCGCGGCCTCCGCCTCCGGCGGCACCTCATTCGGCGAAGCCGGTGTCGTCGTCTCCGTCTCGGTCGGAGTCCCGCTCCGACCAGGTGTCGTCGCCGGTGTCGTAGTTTCCACCGAAGGCACTTGGCCGGCTTGGTCGCTCAACTCGAACCTCCTTCAGCATTTGCGCGTACATATCTTCGTTAGCCTGTATCAGCTCTTGTTGGAGCCGCAGGCCGATGAACCGCTCACCTTCGCGGAATGCCATAGCCAGCGCGTTGGTGGATCCCGAGGTAACCCACAGGTGACACTCGGCCAGCATCTGACGCGCCCAGCGGCGCCCGGCCGGGTCTTCCATCAGCCGGGCAAGCGCCGCCAACTCCGCGCGGCGTTCGGCGCGCAGCCTGGCCCGCTCGGAGCCTTTCGCCATCTATCCGGTTATGTTCCCTGCGTCGGCGCCGTGGCGTTGCCGAGCATCATCTGCATCGCGTTGATGCCGCCCCCGACATCGGTCTCTGATAGGGTCTTGGCGCCCTGCGCGGCTGTAGCCGCCATCTCGGTCGCCTGCGCCATCTGCTGCTGCTGCGCTCGCCCTTGGCGAACCGCCGCCGCATCCTCGTCGGAGACGATGATCTTGGGGCTAACGCCGAGGGCGGCGGCGTATTCGTCGACCGTCTGATCGGCGTTCAATTTGTCCAGAATGTCCGGCTTGACCGCCGCCAGATTGCCGGCAAACGCCCACAGCTTCTCGATCCCGGCGGTCGCGATGCCCTTTTGCGCCATCGCCAACATGCTGAGGTAGTCGACCTCGATGTGGGTCGCCTGGCCGGCGAGGCTTTGCGGCGGGGGCGGCAGCAGCTGCCCGCGGAACATGATCCCCCAGACCCGGTCAATAGCCGACCCCAAACCCTCCCGGCTCGACAGGATCCGCTCCAGCACCGGCCCCAAAAGCACCAGCTTTTCTTCCCGCCGCGCATCGATCTCGGTCGCGGTTCTAACCGTGGTCAAGTCGGTGATGCCGGTAAATAAATCGTTGTGAAATGTTATTTTTATCCGCTGTTGTACTTCTCTTATATCCTGCATCATCTCGGCGATCGGCGGCATCACCGTGTAGACCGGCCGCGCCCCTTCACGATCGCGCGAGAGCCCCGACACATAAGTCGTGCCGCCAGGCAATAATGACATCGGTTGGTTTTTGAGCTGCACGTCCGCCAACAAGGGCGGGTTCACCATCTTGTCGATCGCCTGCGCTTTGCGCCGCGTTTCCTGCTGCAATTGCTTGATGTCGCCCAAAGCGTCCATGCCGGGGCTGCGGCCATACGGGTCGTTGGACTGCACGTCCCAGCGCGGCGCCATAACCGGCCAGTCGTGGAAGCCGCGCGCCCGCAGCACCTGGTCCTGTGGCGAACCGACCTCCCAGTAGACCTCGCGGAACGGAAAGGTCTTCGCCACCCCGGCACTCTCGCCGACATTGCGCTCGATTATGTGGCAGATCACCTTCTCGCGGCTCTTCAGCGCGCCGTCCTTGTAGCCGTCGCGCACGTCCCGCGACACCTTCTCCTCGCCGAACTCCTCGACCAGCTGGCAATAGGTCAGGGTAAACTCGCGCGCCACCGTGCCGATTTCGAGGTCGTTGTTCAAGTCGAAGAAAAACTCTCCCAAACACGGATTGGAGCAGTGAATGACGTTCTCGAAATTTTCATAAATAACGACGCAAGCCGACCCGAATACCACCAGGTCGAAATACATGATAGCCATTGCCTGGTAAAAGTTGCTGGCTTGGAACACCGTCATCATGCGGCGCTCGCAATCGGTCAGCCACGACTGGACCTCGTAATCCTCCTCGTACCCCTCGATGCGCAGCCGGAACCACGGCCTCGTTGGCGAGGTGATGCCGTTCATCATGCCGCTCGCCAGCGTGCGCGCTGCCAGCGTGCCGGTCGAATCCAGTATCCGGTGGTTTATCTGGCTGCCGCGCGAGGTGTCGTTGGCCGCGACCAGCCAGCGGTAGCGGCGCGGCAGGACGTGCCCGGCGACGTCGCGCCAGTGCTCGAGCCAACTCTCGCGAGCCCCGCGCAGCCCGGCCAGCCGTGCGTCGGCGTACCGCCGGAATGCTTCGCTGGTCACAGCGTTCCCAGGTCGAAGCGAGCTTCGCCCGAGCTACTCACCCAGGAGGCTCTTGCGGGCGGTCGTGCCCGGGGTCACCGCCCCCAGCGGCCCGGTCAAAATACTGTCCGACAGCGCCCCGTAGCGCCGCGGTTGCGTGCGCGGCGCCACCGCGGCCGAGCTCGCATAGGTCGGCGGGGTTGGCGGCGGGGGCGGCGGCGGGGGCGGCGGGGGCGCCGATGCCTTGGCGCCTCCACCGAACATCAGGGAACCCTCAGCAAAAGCAAAGAACGGATCATTTTTGCGCAGCTCCGACCGTGTCCATCAATCGCTTAACCGTTTCGCACGGCTCCAGAACGGACAACAATTTGCCATCGGCGAGCCACACGATGCAGCGCGCCTCGCCGGTGACCAGCTTGTTTTGCGGGTTGGCCGGCGCCCGTGAGTGCATGCTTGTGATGTGCGATGGACTGACGGCAACCTCGCCGCCATCGACCCGGTGCAGGATCACAAGAGACATCGCGGCGATGAGCACGAAACCGCTCATCGGTTTGGGAACGCTGCGATGGGCGGCGTGAACGCGCCCGCGTACCTTGCCGTGCCTTTAGTAACCCTGATGTCGTCAAGGCGGCCGAAGAAGTTGCGGTTAACATTTTTGTCGTTGCCGATACATACGACCTGTGTCGAGGCGAAGAATGTCGAGGCGACAGTGGCGGATGCGATCACCGCGCCATCGGTGTAGACCCGCAGCACGTTGGAGGCATCGCGATCGGCGGCGAGATGCACCCATGTGTTAAGCGTGGGAGAGTAGCTCGCGCCAACAACGAGACTATTTGTGCCGGTAGTACTGTAGTAGAAATTCAGATTGCCGCTGGACGTTCCGAGGAACCAACCAAGATTGCTCGAGCCGCCGAACTGCGAAAGCACCCCACGGATGGCGGTTGGTGTTGACGTGAAATATGCCCACGCCTCTACAGTGAATTGGCCCGCGCCGAACTGGAACAGGTTAAAGTTAGTCGTTTCTATTCGCGACCCGCCAATCGTCGTGAAATCGGCGCTGCCAGTACCGAATTTTGGAGCGGTGGTGCTTACCGTAGTAAGAAATGGCGATAGCGTATTCGCGTAGGAGGACATATCCGTGAAACTGGCCGAGCCGTCGATCCCGTCACAATGGCACAGCAGGACGACATTGGCGAAAAACGGATCGACAGGAGTGCCGCCGAACGGGTTGATCAGGTAGCTCATGCGCGCGTTCCGATGAACGCGACCTTGAGTCCTTTGGCATTTGTCCCCGCCGCGTCGATGTCGATAGTGATCTCGGCGTCGTCGGCGAGGTTCAGATCGCTGATTACCGCGGCGGTGGCGGCGGTCGTGCTGGTCTTCTCGTTCGCGTCAATCGTCAGTCCGGTCGAGAATATCGACACACCGCCCTCGTTGACGTCTATCGCCGGATTGCCCGAGGTGCTCGCCGTCGACAGGCTGGCACGCACTGCCGAGAGCGTCATCGCCCACGGCATCCGGAAGGTCACTTTGGCTGCGCCGGTGGTCAGGTTGGACGTCTCGTCCGATACCGCTATCACCAGCGTCTCGCTCTTGGCCTGCGCTACGGCCGCGTAGGTTGCAGGCGATACCGCGCCGAGATTGCCGCTGCCATTGTTGGTCTGCAAATCGCCGCTAGTGCCGGCGACGGCGAGCACGGCAGTACCCTGCGCGATCCACTTCGTACCGTCCCAGCGCCACGAGGCAGCCCCAGCTGTAAAGCTCTGGTTGAGGGTCGGGCTGGCCGGGAAGTCGATCACCGCTTCGCCTCTAGCGCATCGAGCTTCGCCAGGGCATCATCGAGTTGTTGCCGCAGTGTCTTTATCTCGGCCTCGTGCGCCTGCCATCCGACCACAAGATCGGGAACCAACTTGGAGTAGTCCGCCATCCACGGTGTGTCGGGCATGTCGTCGGGAGGACGCACGATCATCTCTGGAAAAATGGCTTCCTGCTCTTGGGCAATGACGCCGCGCCCCCGAGAGCCGTCCGACTTCCAATTAAAATCCCAGATTTTAGTATCTCGCAGTGCGGTAAGGTCTGCCGCCAGGCACTCGTCAGTCTTGAGGCGTCCATCCGATGAGGTCGCATAAGTTGTCGCGGCGGCATTAGTAGCAATCGCCCCGACCTGCCCGGTAGCGTTCCGAAAGATGTGGTGATAGATCGTTGTGTCGATGGTCGTTGCCGTAATCATGACGCTGGACGCACTGGCCGCTATGTTTTGCTGAACATGAAAGCCAGTGGCGTCGATCGGCGACGCATTGGCGACCATCACCTGTCCGTTGAGTAGCGCACTGCCGGAAACTACCGTAGCGCCGGAAAATGTCGTGGTGCCGGTTGCGCGAACAATAGATAACACCTGTCCGACATACGTCCCTGCGTCGGAATAGCGGTGGATGCCGAAATCCGAGCCGGCATTTGATCCGCTCTCGAGCGCCTCATTGCCGAACTGTACAAGCCAGCGGGGCGATGCGCCGGTAAAGGCGAAAATATTGTTCGAGAACGCCCCTGCTACTTTCTGCAGGTTCAGTACCGCGTCGCCTGCTGTGGCAATAGTCGCAGGCCCGGTCAGCGTGCCGCCCGTGAGCGGGAGCGCTGGCGTCGTCAGAGAGAGCGTACTGCCGGTGAGCGTAAGGCCCGATCCCACCGTCCAATTCGGGCCGGTGGCCCCTGTAGCACCCGTCGCGCCCTGCGGCCCCGGCATGTTGCTGGCCGGCACCCACTGCGACGAGTTGCCGTCATTGTACCACAGATAAAGCTGCCCGCCCGCGCTGTCCCACCACCCGGTGCCCTGCGTCGGGCTGGCCGGGGGCGCGTCGCCGATCGAGATCGAAGCGGCACCACCGCCACCGCCACCCGCTGCGACGCCATTGATGTATAGCGCCTGAGCATTGACCGAACCGGCGCCCATAAAGCCGCCGCTCGGATTGCCGACCTTCATGCCGCCCGAAACACTCAGGCCGCCTGCCGTGCCGTACACCTCCGTTTGCACGGCATCGTTGATATCGAGCCACCGAAAACTCTGCCCGGTGAACAACTCCATCGCAACGCCGCGGCCACCACCACCAACCGAGTTATCCAGCGCGGTGTCGTGGAAGATGATGCCCTTACGGAACTTCGCCACATTGTCGATGAACACCAGCCCGGCCGAGACCGGGTTGGGTGCGCTCGCCCCACCAGCCGCGATCGACAACCCCAAGGTCTGACCCGGCCCACTTATGAGGTGCGGCGTCACATCGTAGGTGGAACCGTAATTACCGATGTCGATCTCGACGCCGACAGTGGACCCGGTCACACCCGCGCTGCGCCGCGCCTCAAAGTAACCGCCCCAGGCAGCCGGGTTCGGGAACGGCCCCGCTGCCGAGGTGTCGTCATTGATCCCGTACCCGCTGATGCCGATCGCAGCCCCGGTGGTGCCCCCTGTGGCGGTCTGAGAGTCGCTGGTCCTCGACCCAACAGTGAGCGCCAGCGTGCCAACGGTCGAGAGAATGACCGACTGCGACCACTCGCCGGTATAGTTGAGGTTGGTCAGTTGCGACAGCCAGTTGCCCGGGCTGTTGGCGTGGTTGCCTGCGGCTACGGCCGCCGCTGCGCCGACAAACAATCGATCCGACAAACGGACAACGTGCGCGCCATAGTCGGTAAACAGTGAGTTGAGATTACCAATATCGCCGCCAGTTACGGTGAAGTCTCCGTCGATCGTATCGGAAGAACCACCCGCCCCAATATACGCCTTGATCTGGTCGAGCGAGATGTAATGCGGCATCGGACTCGAGGGATAGGAGGGCCGCAACAGCATATCGCCAGTGACGGCGGGCCACAGCGGCCAGAGACGCAGATCACCGTCCATCAAGCCCACATCCTCTCCGGCGCAAATGGATCGTACTCGCTCTCCACAAGCGGTTTGTGCGGATGCTCACCACCAGCGTCGAGGCTGGGGACAACCGGGAACGCAAAGGTGAGGCAAAGCGCGTCGGCCCAGTCGGGGCTCGGCACGCCCCTCGCCCGCATGTCCGCCTTGCGCTCGAGCTGGATCTCGTCGCGGCTGTTGAACCCATAGGTCGGGGCCAGCAGCTGCTCCTTCAGATCCTGACTGTCCTCAATCGCGCCGCCCACCAGCCAAGCACGCAAAGAACCCCACATCTCAGCCCGCTTGTTGGCATACCGCTCGCCCCCGGTGACCAGGTCGGAGCGGTCGGCGCGAGCGCCGAACTGCACGTCATGGACAGAGAGCCGCAGCTGCCGGCAGCGGTCAATTACCCCACCCCCGACACCGCCGCCGTCGATAAACACCGCATCAGCCCGGAGCGACTGCGCCAACTCGATAACCCGGCTCGCCAGCGCCATCGTGTCGAGACCCCGCAGCCGGGTGGCGGGGATGCTGCGCGCGTCGCGGCCCTTCCTTACGACGATGACGCTCTCGTCGTCGCCATAACGCGCCACGTCGACGCCCAGGACGCACGGGTCGAACCGCTGCGGCATCGCTTCGCGCTGCTGGGCCTCAGCAACAATCGCCGCGCTGATGAACTCACTCTCCCCGCTGCGCGGAAACACGCCGCGCACCCGGATGCGGAAATAGTCGCTGTCCTCACCGTAGGCGCGAGCCCAATGCTCAAACTGCCCCTTGGAAGTGAAGCTGACGCGCCGCGCATCAACCTGCGTCGTGTGCCAGCCGCTGCCCTCCGTGAAGGCGTCGCGAAAACGTCCCGTCGACTTGGTCGGGTTGCCAAAGGCAAACCACAGGCGCTCAGTGTCGGCGTCCGAGAGAAAGCCCGACGCCGTCTCCCAAATGATCGGAGGAATGGCGCTGGCCTCGTCAAAAACCATAAACACGCGGCGACCCTGGTTGTGAAGCCCAGCAAATGCCTCCGGGTTGCGCTCGCTCCACGCGATCATGTCAGTGCGCCAAGTGCGCGCCCGCTCCGCGTCGACGCTGAATAGGGCGGTGGCCTCCAAGCGAAAAAGCGGGCGGCCGAGAAATAGGCGATACCATTTCGCCAGTTCGACCCACGTCTTTGTTTTTAATTGCGTTTCCGTGTTCGCCGTGACGACGCCCCGGGTGTCGGTCGCGGTACTCATCGCCCACAACACCAGCCACGCCACCAGGGACGACTTGCCTACACCGTGGCCCGATGCCACCGCCTCAAGAACCGCCTCGTCCGGCGACAACCCCTCGCCCACCCGCCGCAGCAGATCCGCCTGCCAGGGCTCAGGACCAGGCGAGGAGGAGAGCTCACCATCACCCCAGGGAAAGACAAAACGCACAAAACCCAACGGGTCGCCGGCATACGAGGCCAGGGCGTCTATAAGGGCGGAGAGATCCTCAGACACAAATCGTCAACCGATGGCGCTCATGAGGTATGTACCTTTGTGCAAGTAAAGGCCAAATAATCGCATGTAATCGGAGAGGGGGGTGCTGGAAAGCGAGGCCGCCCCCATCGGCGGCGGCACCCCCCGGGTGGCCACCCGGTCACGACCACCCCCCACCCTCGCGCGCGCGTGCGTATAGAGACGGTGTCGAGGCGCCGGGCGGGCCTGACGTGTCGCACTGTCGCACTGTTGGTTGTCGCTCTGGACCTTGCCCCAGAGTATCAAATGGGCTGCAGCTGGGTGAGTGGCGGATATGCTGGGGATCGTGCTGTCGCACAATGTCGTGGACAGCGTTTTGCGACGGCTGTCGCGCTACGTCATACAGTGTGGTGCGACAGGCTAGCCCTTGCCGTCCGGCTCCATGTCGATGATCGGCCCCTCGCCACGCTGTAATCTCTTACGCGCGCGATCAAGCTCCTCACCGATGCTGATGACGTTCTCATTGCGGTTGATCGAGCTGGTCAGCTTAGGCCGCTCATACGCAGCCGCAGCCGAGGCCGCACGCAACCTCGTCTCCGCCGGCTGTGTCGGGTCGTTGGCGATCTGCAGCAGGATTGTGTAGGCATCCTGCGGCTCTTGCGGCACATCGGCGCTGACACGCTGCGCGACGCTGTCGCCATATTTCTCGGGCCGGAGCTTGGCAATCAGCCATTTTCGATTGTCGGTGCGCAGTCGAGACCGCTGGATGTGCTCGGCGTTCAGCTCGACCCGGCCTTCGCGCTCCATCCAATCATTACTCGCGTCGTCGCTAATCTCGAGCAAGTCATCAGCCCAGCATTCTATTTGCAGTTCTTTCGCACGCGCGTACATGCTGGAAAAAGGCTGGCGATTTTGTATAAGCCAATCGACGACTGTTTGCCGTGGTGGCATATGACTACTTCGGCAGATGGCAGTGAGGGTTTCGCCGTGTGCAACGCGATCGCAGATTTCGGTAGCGATCTCGTCGCGGTAGACGCTTGGGCGACCGCGCGGTCGCTTGGCAACCGCCTTATCGCTCATCCCGTTAGACCTGCCTTCTGGAGCGTTCTGGAGCCCGCTGGATAGCCGGAAACCATTTTCCGCTATCTCGGATAGGGTTCCGCTCTTCCCGCGCTGTACGGGCTTCCAGCGGCGACTGCCGCATCCTGCTCATAAACGCCCTCATGTCCGACACTTCCTGTCAAGTCTTTTTGCGCGGTTCGAGCCCAAAATGTAGTGCCAGAACGCTCAGTGCCCCCAACAGGATGCCTTTGGCGACGTGTTCGTTGAGGCTTCGTCCGTTCCAGCCTTCCCTGAGCGCCCACTCGCGGATCGACATCTCGACCCCCAGCACGAACCACGATGCGCAACCGGCGGGGCTGTGCATGCCGCCGCAGGCAATGACCGCGTCGTGGATTTTCTGCTGGGCGCGCTCGGTGTGGTCTGCGCCGTCCGGCGCAGGCGTGCCGCCGCCCTGGCGCAGCCATGAGGGTGAGCGCAGCGGGTCGAGGTGGGCGCGTCGGAAGAGGCGTGCGAACAATTCGCCGGCTTGTCGGTGCTCCGGCGAGATATCGCCGCGGCGTTCGAGCTTATTCAACAGGCTTTCGACCTCGTATGGGCGTCCGATGCCGCCGGATGCGTCAGCCACCGTCTCGCGGGCCCGCTTGACGCGGCCGTGCTGGCTGCGCTCGGGCGATATCGGTGCAAGCGCGCTTGCACCTGAGGTGGCGATATCGGGGGCGCGTGCGGATCGGGTCATTGCAGGGTCACCGTGTCGCTCTCGTGCCGTATGACGGAGCGCAAAATCTCCGGCATGTCGTCGATGAGCGCCTCGCAATCGGTGCAGCGCATGCGGTCGATGGCGAGCGCCAAAAAATATGCCATCGCGAGAAACACCTCGGCCGGCGTATGCCCAAGGAGCGCGTCCTCGACGTCCTCGATCAGCGCATCGCGGCTGTCGCGGTCGACCGATGCGAGCACCTGGGCCAGCGTCATAGCGGGTCCATGCCCATCTCTACCGCGCCCGCGATCCAGACCTCTATCGTTGAGCGCGAGGTTAGGCAGTCGACCAGTCGGCGCTGCATCGCCAACCATTGCCGGTGGCCTTCCGTCGCGTGCGGGTTCTCGTCCCATAGCGGCGACATGACCCATTGCCGCAGGTAGGCACGCAGCGCCGCTATCTGATCGGCCGACAATGGTCCGCCGTCGAGATAGGCTTCGACCGCTGGGCGCAGCACACCCGATGTCTCGTGCATCCAGTAGCCCGGCAAATCGGTCATGGCGCAGGCCACGGGAGGTGGCCGGCGAGCAGTGCCAGCGCCAGGAACAGGATCGCTGCCGACAGGTGGTGCCAGCGCGGATGCTCGGGGACGCCGGTGGTCGAGAGCAGGGCAAACACCACGGCAAGCAGCAGGAACAGGGTGGCGATCATGGCGGAAACCCTATTCGCTTGAGGTATGGCACCGGAAGGGATCGCCATTCGAACTCGTCCTTGAACTCGCCGCATACGTGTTCTCGGCCAGTCACGACATGACCGGAAGGCAATCCCATTGACGAACTCGAAAGCCCCAAAATATCCACTCTTTCTTCGCCGCTGACTGGTGGAGATTCTATGCACTCACCAACCAACGAACTCAACGACCGCCACCAATCGCAGCCGGCGCAACACTTGCCGTTTGTGAAATAGAAACTGTCGAGAATCTCCTGCCTTTCGGTTTCGATGGTGCGGACGGCCATGGCTTACTCCGCGGCCTGCCGGCGTGGTTGCCGGGCGGCGGCGACGGCGCGCACCAGGCCAATCGAGAGCATGTAGGAAAAGCTCGGGTAGCCGAGTTCGCGGGCGATCGCCTCGCGTGCGGCGTGGGCACGGTTGTCCTTCTCGTGCTGCCGCTGCCGCGAGCGCTCGAATTGCTCGGCGAGCTGGCGCCGCTTCTGGGCGAGGTGGTCGGTCATGACGGTGGCCCGGGATCAAACAGGCTCGGTTGGTAGTAGCGCGTTGGTTGATCGATAACCGATGGTTGCCGTTTATTGCTCAGACGGCACTCCTCCTGCTCGTCCAGCCACTGTGAAAACGATTTCTTGCCCTTTGTGTTATTACACGAAGCGCAAAACAGCCGCACGTTGCGCGTATGTAATCTCGCCCAATCCTGGGGATGCTGTGGCGGCTCGCAGTGCTCTATTTGAATATCACGCTCATTAACAAACTCATGGCCGCAACCGAGGCACAAGCCCTCATCTGTCATCAGCGCGCGCAGTATGGGCACAAGGCTTCGGTAATTCATCTCCACCATAAAGAACTCGAACGAAGCACCAGCTTTCTGTGCCGCCGACCGCGCCCGTTGTTCGATAATCGCTCGGGGCCGATCGGCATTCTTGCGTTCATTACGGATTTTCTGTTCGCAATCCTTACAGTCGGTCGCGAACGTCACGGATGTAGATACGGTACCGTCTCTACGCCAACTCCGGTATCGGCTGTGATGTTTGAACCTTCCGCAGCTTCGGCATTTCCGCTCGCAGGGACGGTGTTGTTCGTTGCTCATGCGGCGCCTCGCAGTTGGGATGTTTCGCTCTTCCGAAACCTGTCGAGGCGGTCGATGTGCTTGCGGACATGGCGAGGCGTCGCGTCCCGCGACCCGGCGGCGATGGCGCAGTCGATGGCCTCCCAGGCTTGCATCCGTTGCGCGCCGTCCAGGCGGCCGGATGCCCAAACATGCAGGTCGCGCAGCCAAGTGTCCCGCTTGTGCTCGGTCACGGCCTGCCGGTGCGCCGCCGGGTCGCGGACGTGGACGGCGGGCGGCGTCCCGCCGCGCAGGCCCTCCAAGACCGCATCCAGAATGGCGACACGCTCGGCCCGCTCCTCCGGGGTCAGAGCATCCTGCTCTTCAGCGTCCCGCTGTTCCCGTTCGGGCGGATCGGCGTCGGCTCGGGCGAAGCCTCCTTCGCCCTGAGGCGGAACTGCTTCCGGCACATCCCGCGCCGGTGCCTCAGGCCCAATCTCGCTCGGGCCGCCCTCGTGCGCGCTCGCGCGCGGGAGCGGAGCGACCAAGTCCTGAGTCTTAGATTCTAAGATTCTTTCTTTAGGTTCTTGGTTACCCTTCGCGCGCGCGTAGGAACCGCTTGGTTTTGTTACCTCATTGATTTTATTAGAAGGACGTCCCCCTTTAGCACCGTTTTGCGACCATTTTACGACCCTTGTAACAGCCTTTTCCAACTCGTTTAGGCACCGTTTGCAGCAGATTTGAGTGCCGTTCCGGGTCAGCTTGCCGGCAGCGACGAGCCGCTTCAGGACAGCGTCGAACGCCCTCCCATGCAGCCGAACGAACCGCTTCAACTCGGCAACCTCGATCGGCCCGCCGCGGCTGTAGATCATCGCGCAGGCGATCCAGTAGACCCCGACATCGACGACATCGAGCGTCGCGGTGCCGGCCAGGAACTCGTCCGCATAAAAATCGACGTGCCGGATTTTGGTCATGCGTCATGCTCTCCTGGTTGTATCGGTCCAAGCCCTGCTTGGACCTGCGGCAACCCGGCTGGAGGCGGCATTCGGGCGCACGTTTCCTGCGCGGCCCAAAAGGGCTTGCAAAAGCCGAGGATGTGGGGAAGGATTGGAGCTGTAACGCACCAATTTCCTTCGGCCTCATCGCCGAATATGGCAGGCCCGGCTCTCAGCCGGGTTTTGCTATTTCTGGGATCTCTCTCCCGAGGATTGCTCCACCGGACAGCGTAAGCGAGGCGCCCCGGCTCCGGCAACAAGGATTGGGCGCGCTCGCTCATTTCGCCGGCCCCCGCACGACGCCCACCCGGTGATTGCGCTCGCGCGCCAGGTGCGAGGCAACGGCGCCGGCCAGATCGGCAGCGAGCCGCGCCGCCACCTCAAGCGGCAGCTCGGCGACCCCGGGCGGCGCCTCTACACCGGCGACATAGACCGAGATCCTGATGCGGTGCCCGTCGTCGCTGACGACCGCGCGGTTGGGCGGGGGCGGCTCAGCCATCGACGCCCTCGAGGTACATCTCCACCAGCTCGCGCACGTGCTGGGTGTGCATCTGCAGCAGCTCCGCGCGCATGCAGTCGCCCTCGGCGCGGTCGCCCGCGACCCGGTGCCCGGCGATCCAGATCGCGGCCAGATCTGTGATCACCGCCCCCTGCAGCTCGGCGGACTGGCCGGCCAGGAGCGGCATGATGTGATCGAGGAGCGCGTCGGCCTCTTCGCCGAGCGCCGCCACATCGGCGTCGTCGCTCACGGCGTCACCTCGCTTGGGCTGCGTGCCCAGCGCAGTTGCTCGTCACGGTTTTTGGGCGGCGCCCACATGTCCCACTGCCTGCCGGCATGGTCGAGCATCGGCAGGGTGACCGAGTAGCGGCTGGCAGAGCTGCCATCGACGCTGTCGGCCCCGGCAATGTGAGCGAGACGGCACCGCCGCTGCGTGTTGACCCGGCCGACGTGGTAATAGACGCCCCGCTCGGCGCACCAATGTCCCCACTCGACCATGCGGTCGAGCTTCCACTTCGTGCTGCCGCCCATAAAAATGCCGATGCGCCCCGGCATCACGATCTTTACGAGATCGTCCGGCTCCATCCCATCCTGAACCGGGATAAGCACAAGCTTCGTGCGGACCAGCAGAGGCGCGAGCCACACCAGGGATAGTCGAAGGCTATCGAGCCCGCCCTCGACAATGTCGGGGGCGACCACCCAATCTGCCTTCCGGCCCAGGCGATCGACGAGGGTCTCGAACCCAACATCGTCGAAATCGCGCCCAGTACGAAAGTCGGACCAGGCGCCATTGTCGATGCCATAGGCGAACCCCTCTGTGCGCCACGACCCCGTGCGCGAGACCACCAGGCGCCACCCCGCTTTGCGCAGGGCGGCGAGGTTGCGCTTCGTCCCGGTGCGGCTGGCGTAGCAGATCATCGCAGCTCGATCCGCCGCAGCATGAGGAGCACATCGGCGAGCCCTACCATCGTGCGGGCGAGAACCCAGATGCAGGGCTTGATGATGAGGCGGGTGAGCAGCCTCACGACGACCCGGCCCGACGGCGCCTCCCGAGGAGCCCCAGCCCCAGGAGCGCGCTCCCCAGCATCGCGAGCGAGCCCGGCTCGGAGACCGGGACCAGTTGTGCATTAAGGAGGGATGCTTTATAGCAGGGCGCACCCGCCGGATGTTTGCGCATCACGGCGGGCACTTGACCCTCATCCGATCCAACCGGACGAAAGGCCCTCCCCGTGATACAACTCCCCCTCGATCTACGCCAGAGTGGCGTTGCCTTCCCGTTTGGCCGCGAGGCCTCCGATCTCTGGAATAACTTTCGCACTGTAATAGGCAACACGCCGGTGTCTCGTGCAGGCGCATACGGCATCTATTGCATCCTTAATGGCAAGTGGTACATAGGGATCACAGGAATCAGCGTAGCTAAACGCCTCCACCAACATCGCTGGTCGGCGAACGGTGCCGGCCCAAAATTTAGAAACGCTTTGGTTAAGTATGGTTTCGATAATTTCATTGTAGTCCCCTTATTCTATTGCATCAGTGATGATACAACAGAGCTTCCGTATATAGAACTAGCTCTGATCAGCACATATAGCTCTAGCGGAAAAACCGGATTTAACACTAACCTTAGCGCCGGCATAGTGGGTCCATATGGACCCGAGTTTGGTGCAATAATGAGTGCCGTTAGAAAAGAGCATTTTTCTGATCCGGACAATTTGGCGCGACACAAAGTAAGACAAAAGAAATCGCATGCCCGGCCTGAGGTGCGGGCCAAACTGAGCGCCTCCTTGACGGAATATTTCGCAAGTCCGGAAGCGAGAGAGAAAGACGGCGCCGCCGTGAAGCAATCACATGCGCGTCCCGAGGTAAAAGCCAATATAGCCAACGCCCAACGGAAGCGTTTCGCGAATCCTGAAGCCAGAGCCGCAACCAGCGCGGCGACAAAGGCAGCGATGGCACGGCCTGAGGTTTTCGAGAAAGTGAGCAAGGCGTCCGTAGAAACATGGAAGGACCCTGAGGTTAGACAAAAGCGGGTAAGCGCTAGGAGAGCCTTGTCTATAGTTGAATGGCAGGACCCGGAGATAAGAGCGAAACGCATTGCGGGTCTAAAGGCATCATGGCAAAACCCTGAAGTTAGAGCTAAGCGTCTTGCTGGCGGGAAAGCAGTACGAACACGAGACGCGGCCGATTAATCGGCCGTTCTCCTGCGTCTGTAGAATATCCCCAAACCCACAAGAGCAGAGCCAAGCAGTGCAAGAGATTCCGGTTCTGGTACAGCTTGGCTTGTTTTTATCTCCGTCGCGCCACGGTTCAACAAATTTGCCCCAGCAGTCAGCACGCCGGTCGCCTGCTCCGTCATCGAGAAGAGGGGACCGTCGCTCACCACCCCGGAGCCGTTGTGCGAGAAACTGTCGGCAGCGAAGATGGCGCTGCTGGTGAACGTGTCGATCAGCGCGCCTGGGGTGTCTGTGGCGGTGTCGGCACCCTGTGCATTGGCCGGGTCGTTGTACCAATTGAGGGTAATGTTGGACCCCACCGCGTTCTGCCACACGCCGCTGCCTGCGGTCGCGAATTGTGTTACCGGCCCGATAAAGTTGTTATCCGATACTGTGACCGTGACCTGAATATCGGACCCGGTGGTGTTGATAACGCTCAGCGAGGAGGTGTTGAGGATATCGAGAGACGCGCTTTTCGTGCTCGTCTGAATGCTGCCGTTGACCGTAACCCCATTGATCGTCTGGTCAGCTAGTTGAAGCGTTCCGACAGCGGCGTTGAGGTCGCACCCGGTGTTGTCGACGCATATCCCGGTCGTGCCGCCGAAGTCCCAGGAGATTTGTAGCGTGGCGTGCGCCGGCGCCATGCCGGCAGCGAGGGCAATAATCGATGCAGTTGCTAGTACAATTGTACGCATGACGGTCTCCACTGGTTAATACAACTCATGTAACATGCATTGAACATCGTCCCATGACGAGGCCACGATGTATTCGACCCCGCAGTCCACGCAGCGCTGCTGGAATGCCTTCTGCTCCGGCGACAGGCGGCCCTTTGGCTTGCGGCCAAACAGGTCGCGCGAGGCGGGCCTTTTGAGTTCGACCATCACGGCGCGGCGCTCGCCGGCTATGCACAAATCGGGCGAACCTGGCAGTAGCATGCCGTCAGTCTTCATCCGGTTGACGACGCGAGCGACGACGACGCGTTCGGCCTCGTTGTGCGAGGGGATCCACAAACCATTCGGCACCGGCACTGCCACCACCGGATAGCGCGCGAGGCGGTAGAGGATTTCGCTCTGCAGCGAGCGCTCGATCTGGGTGGTCATGGGCGGCCCCGCCCGGCACAGGGCGAAGCATGCTTCGCCCGCACGCGCCCCCCTGCCGCAAAGGAACGCGGGACTGCGGCACGGCGCGGCCGGGCGGGACAGGTGTGTTTCACGTGAAACATTCGCGCGGGGAGATTGCGCGAGACCGTCGCATCGGCAATCTGCGATACGCGGCAAGCGCTATTTAGGTCACCGCAGGTATCTAAAATTAGAGATATATTGGCGGGAAATATCCGCCATTCTCTGTCGCATAACAGGACAGGAATGGGAGGATATATGCCTAAACGTCGAGCAATATCAGCCATCGGCGGCTGCCGGTTCGGGCGGAGCTTGCTCCGCCCGGGGCGGCGCCTGCTGCATGAAGGCGTCGGCCCGTTCCATCGTCCGAACCGTGATGTTCTGCCCGCCGCGCAGCCGGCTGGCGAATTTCGTATCGCCCAACGCGAGCTTGCCAAACGTCGTCTCGCTGATGCGGTGACGCAGGCAAAACCGTTCCATGTC